CCAATCGCTGTCATCCATCCGCCATTGGATGTGTTCCCCGCTGGTGAAGGTGTCGAAATAATTAACTGATGTTTTTCCGTCGTTTCGTATATACTCAAAACTAAGCGCCTTTAGGTCGTCATATTCGTCGAAAAATGGGTAAAGGCCATCCCCAAGCATCGGGCTGTAATTCTTGCAACGCAGTTTAAACGGGCTGTCGATGCCATAAAGCTGGTTCTTTTCCTCGATGGCAAACCAAAGGGTTACTACCTCACAACCAGCGTTTAGCATGGTTCCACGCTCTATGTTTACAGCGTCGATCCGGTTGCGCTGGTAGATCTTTTCCATTACTTTGGCGACTTCCTTTTCGCCTTCGGTTTCAGCTTTATATACTCGCTTTACGGGAATTCCGAACATTAGCTCAGTCATTCGTTTGGCAGCCAGCCTTTGCAGGTCGACGGTTATCCTGGTTACTTTTTCGATCCTTCCTTTTATGGCTTTATCCCTGTAACTTGGGTCGGTGATTACCGGGTGAAGTTTGGGGTCATATTCCTTTTCGAGCTCCGCCCAGCTTCGTAATACGATGGATTTTAGTTTCAAATCGTTTATTATTTGCATTCCAGGCCTGGTTGCTGCAGTGATCTCTTCGATTGGTGTCATGGTTCCTGTGGTGTTTATGGGTTAATAAAGTGCTGCCTCTAATTCCTCTGTGTCGACTGTAACGGTATCGTTAAACTTTTCGATTATGCCTGTTAGGGTGTCAGGGGCGTCGTCGTGTGCGTTCTGTCCCTCTTTGCGGTAATTCAATACATGCCGGGCAAATTCGGGCCAGCGCCTCTGCCATCCGACGGGAAATATTATCATGTTTTGTACCTCGGCGCTTTTACTGAAAATTCGGACGGCTTTGTTATCGCTCTGGGTGAAGGTGTCGATCGAAGTGCTCAAATTCCTGGCAATTCTTAGCTGGCTTTCAACAGCCCGAGCAAATCCTCTCCCGCCGTTGTTGCTTTCAATATTGGCGGTCTGAGTGCTGTTTCTGGTCAACATTTGTGCGGTGGCGGGCTCGGTGTACTCCATCGGCTTTTTGGTGTATAGTAAATCAGTAACGAAGCAGCCGATTTCTGTTTCTTCGTAGCAAATCGAGCACAAATAGTCGGCCCCGGTGTCGGCGGTATCTGTGTAATTCTTTCGTTCGCTTCGGTGTGTGGTCGGGATCAGCTCGTATTCTTTAAACGGATTCGGGTACATCAAACCCTCGATTGGTTTAGGGTTCTGCAAATACTGTGTTTCAAAAACGTAACTATTAGCGTCGCGGATTTTGTATAGTTCCGCCAGGGTGTGCTTATGTGGCCAGAGCGCCTGTTCTTCTCCCTGATCGTTTGTGGTTATGCAAGGCAAGGACAAAACCCGCCATTCACCTGGCTCTATTTCCTGGAGGTATCCGCACAAATCGTGCTCGTGTAGTCGCTGCATGATTATTATGATCGGGGTGTGGCGGCTGTTTACGCGGTTGCGGATGGTGTTTTCGAACCGTTGGTTTACCTTTTCCCGGGTGGTATCGCTGAGTGCGTCCTCGGGCTTGATTGGATCGTCTATTACTATCGCCCCAGCAAATACTTCGTTTACTTCTTGGCCCTTGCTGATGTATTTGTCCAGCTCTACCGCTTCAACTTCGCCCGCTCCGAATCCGGTAACCTGACCCTGGGTGCTTACTGCATACAATCCGCCGCCTGCAGCCGTGCTCCACTTTGTGCCGCTGATCCTGGGACTGGCCAGGGCGCTTCCTGGGAATAGGTTTTTGTAAATCGGTTCCGTCATGATCTCCTGGATTGCCCGGCTGTTATCGGTGACTAGAGTATCGCTATAACTTAGGTGTATGAATTTACAGGCTGGATTCAGAGCAAACGCCCAGCTGATAAAGCTCTTTACTACGATTTCGGTTTTACTGTATCGGGGCGCAATATTGATTATTAGCTTGCTGCATTTGCCGTCGACTACGTCCTGCAGCGCCTCAAACATGGCTTTATGGTGGTGGTTTGTGATAAACGGCTTTTTGTATTGCGCTTTGAAAAGCACCCGCGTGTATTGCTGAAGGTCGGCCCGGAGCCTGTATGATGTCGCCATCGCTGGGTTTTGTATTGTCCTTTTCACGCCATCATATCGTTTAGCAGTTTTACGTAATCCTTGCGGCTCATCGGTTTGTCCGGGATTAGCGGGCTTCCGCCTGCTCCAGTGATCTCCATTGGTGTGGTTGCTTTGCCATAAACCCGGTCGAAAATCTTGTCTATTGTATCGGTTTTGCCATTCTGTACGTCGGTAATCATGGCCCGTATCTGGCCGACTATGGCAAAGGGGAGCTCGGGGTTGCGCAGCATTACTTCTATCTCTGTTTTGGTGCAGCTCAAAAGGTAGGCCATTAGCCTTAAAACGTCGGCCTTGCTGATTTGCCTGGTGGTGTCCTCCAATCGGAAAGCGGCGACCAGCTGCTCGAAACGGGACGGTTTTCGCCCCGGGTTTTTGGGCTGTTTGTCTCTTGTAAACCGGTTGCCTTGATTGTTTCCTTTTGTGAACTTTGCCATTACCGTTGTTTTCCCGTTGTTTATTCGCCGTTTATGGCAATTCCGATCATAGGGTCAAGCGCTTGCATCCGGTTGATTATTACCTGGCAATATTTGGGGTCTAATTCCAAAACGTAGCAATTCCGCCCCAGCTGGTGGCTTGTCACCATTGTGCTTCCGCTGCCTCCGAATGTGTCGAGTACGACCTGGCCTGGCTTGCTGCTGTTACGGACAGCCCGGGCCAATAGTCGGATTGGCTTCATGGTCGGGTGTTCTGCGTTTCGGCTCGGTTTGTCCTCGTGGATCACGCTGGTGCTTACTTTTTCACTGAGTAGCTCTTCCAGCATCCTTATCATTTCGTCTTTCTTTAGTTTGCGGACGTCGATCTTATCCTCATAAACGGTTACGTTTGTCCGCTCGTCGATAAAGTAGTGACTGGCGCCGTCCTTCCATCCGTATAGGCATGGCTCGTGTTTCCATTGGTAGTCCTGACGGCCCATGACCATACTGTTCTTTACCCAGACAAGGCATTGGCGAATCTTCCACCCGGCTTCCTTCGCTGCGGCTCGGAAATTGAAACCCTCGCTGTCGGCATGCCAAACGTAGAAGGCCGCGCCCTGTTTCATTGCTCCGTTTATCTGGGTGAATGCGTCAAGCAAAAACTGTTTAAAGTTTCCGTCGCTCATGCTGTCGTTCATAATCTTCAGTGCGTCCTTTGTTCCGCCTGTGTACGCAACATTATACGGCGGATCGGTGATTACCAAATCCGCCAGCTTTCCGTCCATCAATCGCTTTATGTCTGCCTCGCTGGTGCTATCGCCGCAAATTAGCCGATGGCAAATCGGGCCGCGTTTAAACTCGATTAGGTCGCCCGGCTTTATGTCCGTTTCGACCTCTTCTATATTTTCCGGGACTTCGAAGTCGTCCTCTTCCGCCTCTATTTCGCTGCCGTCGTCGATCGCGTATTCCGGGAGGTCTATTCCCCAGGCGTCGAGCTCTGCAATGTCGAAATGGCTTGTAATCGCGTCCCAATCCCATTCTCCAAAGCTCGCGTTATCCTTTAGCATGAAAGCGCGTAACTTGTCGACGCTGGTGTCCGGGTTTATTACCTCGCAGGCGGTTTCTTTTATGCCTGCTTTCTTGCAAGCTTCCAGGCGCATGTTCCCGCCGATGGCCACGAATCGTTCGCCTTGCGGAAAAACCAGAAGGCCCCGGTGCTCCAGGAGCTCGGGGTCGTCTTGTATGCTCTTCACCAGCTTTGTGAATTTGTTGTCGCGAATTATACGCGGGTTCGCTGGTAGCCCATCGATCTGGCCGGTGTTCCGGTCAATCTGGGCGAGTGGAATTACTCGCTTCATCCCTGGTTAAAATGGGGTTGCGCTTCCGGGATGCCACGCCTGGTAGGTTGCTTTTCCTGCTCTCTTTCTTGCTTTTGTTTGGCCGCCGCTCATCGATCCGCTGCTGTCGCCAGAATAGCCTTTTGCCATGTCATTTAAACTTTTTGGTGGTTATTATATCCCAGAGCTCCCGGGTCAGCGCTGGTTTGTTTATGGTCTTGTATTTATCAATTATCCGGGTTTGATATTCTTCGTAAAAATCAAAAAGCTCGGGGTTGTCCTCGATGGTGAATTGCTCCACGCTGTTGCTGGATCTGAGGTTTGCACTGCCGTGCATCACCATTTTTTTTCCGCCCAGGGTGTCAAAAATGACGGTTTTGGTGTGGGCCCCGGAAACCGAAAGCTGGAACCGGTTGTCAATGTCCAGGGTCTTTAGCAAATACGGGATTAGGGTGTGGCGCTCGTGGCTGTAAAAAAAATGCGAGATTATCAAGTCGAGCTGGTCTATGTAATTGCCGTTTATTAGGTTCGCCAGGCTGTCCACATTCTCCTGGTTCATGCTTAGCGTGGTAATGATCATCCGCCTGGCCTTTATGTTGTGGGTGGTCATGTATGCTTCTATGAAATCGCCGAATACGAAGGCACCGTTTACTATCACGTTGGCGCGGCCTCCTGGTTCCAGGCGGAGTTCCCGGGCCAGCCTTTGGGCGTGGCTGTATTTGATGTTATGCTGTGGAATGGCTTTGTACAGCCTGGGCTTTTGGTAACGGGTTTCTTCGGGCCGGTCGTCGTGTTGTAAATCGAAACCGTCGAGGTCTATTTCTTCCATCTCGAAATCTGGGAGCTCAAAGCTGAAATCCTCGGCGGCTGGGGCTGTTTCTTTTGCGTCCATACTGTTGTTTGTTGTATAACGCAAAAATAATAATGTGATTGTATTAAAATCACATTACTATATATTTTTTTATCGGAATGACCGCTTGTTCGCTGGGGTTTATTCTTTAAATCTGTTCATCGTTTTTAAGAAATAATGTAAGTCAAATCAAAAATATTTTTGCTATTAATTTAAAATATAGCCTGAAAACATGATTATTGTCATAATAGCATCCTGTATTTATTTCGGTATATTTGTATACGTAATATTTTATAACTTCGATAATTACGAATTAGTAAAAACCTAAAAAAACCTAAAATGAAAAACGCATTCTTACTATCTCTCTTTTTGGTTGTCTTGATTTGTTGCAACACAAATAATTCACAAAAACAAGTCAAAACTGAACCTTCAAATCAAGAAAATAATAAACCTCAAATTACTTATATAATATGCTACGTAAGGATTTACATGCCACATAACCTTTCTGATGCAAAAGGATTTGATGAATATTATGCGACAAACCATTTTTCAGATATTATAGAAATATCTGATTATAACACAGATAAGGGAGTCAAAGAGTTAGATATGTTTGAAAAATCAATGAAAAATAAAGTTTGCAAAATTCCAGATTGGCCATTAAAAATAGAGAAGAGATGGTGTTTTACCTATTCATCCTATACAGAAGCAAGCAATGCATGGCATTCAATGACGGAAAAATATAATTAATGATTTAGAAAAAAATAAATTCACTTTTGTTATGACTGATAAATTTAACATAAATCTTAATCAAAATCTTTGGGGACTAATTGTGACATTGATAACACTTGGAACTGCCGAATATTATAAACTTAATATTCTATTCTGGTTTGGTTTAATTTTAAGCACTATTGCGAGTCTTTCCTTTATTGCTACTTTAATAAAATATACAATAATCTATGTAAGAAAGCCCCCAAAATATAGACCTTTATAATTCTTCATAATTTTTGTTTGTTTTATTTTTTAATGAATTATTCTAAAAAAACAATTAAAAATGAAAACAGCATTCATTTTATTCTTGCTTGCCATTTCTGCAATTGCTAAAAGCCAAACAGGAGATGATTATTATAAAAGAGGAATAGAAAAACTCTACGATCTCAAAGACTTCGGAGGTGCGATTTTAGATTTTGACAAGGCTATTGAATTGAACCCCAAAGACGCAAAAAGCATATTTCAAAGAGGATTGACAAAAACTTTTTCCAAAGACTATGCCGGGGCAATTATTGATTTTAATAAATTTATTGAAATAAGCCCAGACGATGCAAGAGGTTATGCTGAAAGAGGAGGAGTAAAATTTTACCTTGCAGACTATAGAGGCGCAATCATAGATTACACTAAAACTATTGAATTTAACTCAAAAGACGCAACGGCTTATTGTAGCAGAGGAGAGGCAAAATATAACCTCAATGATTTAAAAGGTGCAATGATAGATTTTAATAATGCTATTGAGTTTAATCCAAATGAAAGCTCTGCCTTTAGGTGTAGAGGAAAGGTAAAATATGATTTCAAAGATTTTGAAGGTGCAATGATAGATTTTAACAAAGCTATTGAATTGAACCCCACCGATGCAATGGCCTATTGTGATAG